ATAATATAAATTTTGTATAGTATTAAAATTAAATTTAAAAGTAATATCTAAATTATTAATTTTTAAATTTAATTGAGGATTTTCTGTTAATAACATAACTTTATCTCCTTTCTATAATTCTTAATAAAAGACACTATAATTAGTGTCCTTTTTAAAAATTATAAATCTCCAGTCTTTTCATTAAACATTTCTTCTGTTAAAGAACTTGGTATGCTCCCAACGTTAAAATATTTATAAGTTCCAAATGAATTATCTAGTGGTAATGCATCAAAAGCTAATGATTTTGTATTAATTGTTTCAGTTCCATCTTCACTTTTAGTAGCACCTTCATCTGAAATATTTCCTAATGAACATTTAGGAAATATGAAATGAGCATCCTCTTCTAATCCAGAAGCTAAATTTACTGTAGTTGCTTCAACAATAACAGCTTTATAACCCTTATTAGCTTTCATCCCATATATTTTCCCACCATTTTTAGCTTCTCTTACATCAAACAGCTTCATTTCTGTATCATCTGACATTCCATAGAAAGACAATGATCCTGATGTTTTACCAACAGATTTTTTTGAATAGATTACTCCATTTCCTGCTGCTAAGGAAATAGCTCCTTCTCCTGTTTCTGCAGTCATAGCAGTTAATTTAGCAACCTCATATATTTCCCCATATGAACCATCTGACTGAATATCTGCCATTAGAACTCTCTTAAGTCCATTTGTTAATCTTACACCTGTACTTGCTCCCATTTATTATTACCTTCTTTCACATTATATTTATTAAATCTAAACCTTAATGTTTTATTGTAAATTTTCATATCGCCTTTTTTTACAACTGAATTACTATTTCCTATAAGGTTATATTTCTTTTCCCTTAGTATATCGATAATTATTTTTGCTAGATATCTATAACTACTTTCAGTATATATATCAACTTGAATATCAAATTCTGTGTATAAACTTTCTCCACCAGCAAAAGCCCTTTCCTGCTCATCTAATATAAACCATCTTATGTATTCATTAGACTTAACTCTCTCTGGCTTATCATAAAAAAAGATATTAGAACATAATCCTAAAATCTTTTCATCTTTTAAATCTTTTTCAAAAATATACTCCATTATAATCCACTCCCCTTAACTGGAAGTTTCCTAAAAATTTCTTCTGCTTCCTCATCAATGCCTTTAATTGCTCTATATGCTCTTCCTATATTTTCAGGCTTTGCTTTCTTACTTTCAAATTCCTGATATGCATAATATTCTTCTGTAAATCTAGTTGTTAACTTATATCCAAAACTTGTTCTTTTCAATCTACTCTTAACACTTCTTTTTGCATCTCCAGTATCAACTACTGCAGCTCCTTGCATCGCCTTCTTTGCTTTTTTACCTATTTCATTAAGAGCTTTCTTTATATCATCATCAGTAATTTCATCAAATAAAGCTAAAGAAGTATCTAAACCCTCAACTATACATCCACCCAATTAAATAACCACCTTACACTTAATATCTATATAATTAATCCCTTTTGGAACAGCTGTAATAATATCATAAGTTAAATTATTAAAAAGTATTTGATAATCTTTAGTTTTATACGGTAATTCTTTAGTCCATTTTGTATTTATAACTCTAAATGATAAAATAATACTCTCATCTTTAGAATAATCTTGGATAGCTTCACTGTTAGTTAATGTAAGTAAATTGGCATATAAAGTCTTAACAACTTTCGGATTTTTTTTATTTGAAAAAGCTTCTCCATCATCTTCACTTATAATAAATTTTATTTTTTTGTCTAAAATTGATGGTATCATTCTACTTCCTCCAAATTAGATAATTTTGATAAAATGTTTTTAGTTATGATATCTGTTTTAGCTGATGAAGCAATTTCATATGAACGATTAAAATACATTGAGTTAACAAGCCTTTTAACTAGAATTCTTGCTAATTTTAGACTTTTATCATTATCTCTGAACGCTGAACCTACAGTGCTTTCTAAATAGATATCTGCAATTTCAGTAAATTCAACTATATCAACCAATTCTTCTACGTCATCTAAATCTACTTTACAAAATGAAACTACATCTTGAAGCTCTGAATTTATTTCTTTTTTAATTTTTTCAATTTGTTCTTCAGTAGGATCATTGGCTAATATTTCTCTATATTCATCACTTGATAATATAGTATACATTTATCCTCCTTTGCATAAAAAGAGCGAGGATATACCTCACTCTTATGCTGTGATTTTCTTAGATTTAAGAATAGCTTTATCTAGAGCTTTAACATCTAATCTTTCAACTACTCTTATCGCTTGAGCATTTGAATCAAAGAATGCTTCATTAGATGTAGCTATTTCAATTGCCTTTCTTTTGAAGAATTTAATTGCCTTCATAGGAACAACATAACCTAAAGCATCAGTATCTCCAAGTGTAGAATCATATTCTACTACTTCGTGACCATCTACAAATACTTTTCCATTTTCTACAGTAATTCTATCATCTCTATGACCATCAGAAACCATAGCATTTTTAAGTTTAGATCTTAAAGTACTTGTAGCTAATACTTTTACAAATCTTCTTACTGATGGTTTATAAGCATCAATAGCTTTACATATTAAATCAACTACTTCTCCATCACCTAAAGATATTGCTGTAGATTCTTTGTTTGCTTCAACTTGAGCTAATATTAATTCATTTTTTGTATTTACTGATTTAACTACAAAATTTTCTTTAATAACTCCAAATAAATCTACTGCACTATCTGCGTCTAATTGATTGTCTACAGCAACTAATTCACCATATCCATTACAATCATATTGTATTTGGCTAAAATCTAAAGCTCCCTCTGGAATCTTTTGCCCTGGAGTTAATTTATTAAGTTTACCACTTAATTCTGATACTGGTCTTTTTCCTGTTAAAGATGTTACTGGAATAACCTCACAGTATTGCTCTAATGAACCATATCCAGCTTCTAAAGTTTCTAAATCATTTAAAAATTCCTCTGGTATTACAGCTTCAGTTGAACCACCTGAAATTTGAATAGCTCTTGTAGAAATAGTTTTTCCTGCTGCTAATTCTTTTGCTGCATTTGCATAGCTTCTTTTTTCTTTATTCACTTCTTCTCCTCCATTATTATTCTTTTGAGTTTGTAGATTTCTTTTTTCAGCTTCATCAGCTTCAATTTCTTCTTCCTCTTCGGCTTTTTCTAAGTCCTTAGTAAGTTTTTTTATTTCATTTCTTTTTTCCTTTGCTAACTCTAAATTTTCTTTATTTACAGCTTCTAGTAACTCCTTGTTAGTTTTTTCAATTAATGATCTAATTTCTTTAGCTTTCATTTTAAAATCCTCCATTTATTTAATTAAATATATCTTGTATAGCCTTACCAAACTTTCTTAGTTCTTCAAGTTCATTATTATTTTTCTTTTCAACTTCTTTAACAGTATCGGAATTAAATCTTACTTCTGTTAGGCTTCCTTCTTTTCTAACCTCAGCTAAACATCCACTATACGCTGGTTCTACAGTTAAAAGTGATACTTCTAACAAGTCAATATCTGTTAAATATCTTCTTTGAAGATTATCATTTACTTTTTCCCAAGTATCCCTATTAGTTAAAAAACCAAATGACCATCCTCTCAATTCACCATTTTTAGCTTTTTCTATTACTTCTTCATCTGCAATAGTTGCTTTAACTCTTAATCCTATTGCATCTTCAACTAACTGTAAATTTCCTGCTTCAATTGAACCTAATTCTCTATTTTCAATATGATTAAAAAGTATTTTTACATCATCAGCTTTTCTAAGAGCCTTGCTCCAAGTTCTTGGAAGTACTTGCTCAACAAAATCACCATTAGGAGAATGTATAGTTTTGCTATCTCTCGCAACAGTATTTACATATCCTTCAACTACAATAGATTTATCATTCATTCTTATTTCCACTATCCTCACCCCCTTTCACAGTGTCAGATTTATCATAGTAATTAATACATGTACTTAATGGCATCTTTCCACTTGTAACAAGTATTTCATCTGCTCCTTCATGCTCTAATGTTTCATAACCAAATTCTCTTCTAACATCATTAGTAGTTAATCCATTATCAGCTAATTTCGTAATTGAATTAACTCTAGTTTCATAATCCATTCTATAAAGTTGATCTTCATCAAACTCTACTACATACTTTTCTCTATCACTTTTACTTAAGTATTTATAAGTAAATTCTTGTTGTACTTGAATTATAATAGGTTGTAATGCATCAGAATAAATTTGTAATTGAAGTTGTTCTCCCGTACTATAATTTACATCCTCATAATCATTTAAAATTGTAGATGGTAAATTAAACCCACTACATAATTCTTTTTTACTTAATCTTCTTATAGCTTCATATTCTGCATCAGCTAAAGAAAGATTTAAAGAACTTACATTAAATCCGGCCGGAACAGTAAATACTCTTCCATCATTTGAATATAATTTACTAAACTTAGATTGAATTTTCTTTAATGTCTTTTCGTCTTCAATTGTACTTGTAGTTTGTACTACTGCTTTACCAACAAGCCCATTTTTAAATATATTATTTAAATATGTTTGCCCTTTAACTAAAGTATCTACTGTATTAGCTAAAATGCTTCTTACTGGAACAACTCTTATTCCATCGTTACTATATCCATACCTAAACACTATTACATTTTTATCTAAAGCATCAAATATTTCATTGTTTAGCTTACATGTATATAAAATAGGACAACTTTTAGCACTATCTATTATTCCTGCATCATCAACAAAAATAGTTTTTATTTCAACTGGATATAAATCTCCCGTAGCCCTATCTATATACAATCCACTTATTCCATTATGAAGTCCCCAAGCTATAAACATTTCCATTGCATTATAAGCATTCATAACCCTATTAGGCTTTAGATTAATCTTTTCAAAGTTTTTATGTTTTCTTTCAGGTATCTTATTACCATTTTCAATATTTAAAATTTCTAAAGGTAACTTAGCTATAGCTTTTGATATATAATTTATACAAGCATAATACGAACTTTCTCCAATACCTTGATTAGATTCCTTATATTCTAAAAAGCTTGTCCCAAATACATCATCATATGTTATAGATCTCTTCTCTCGATTAAAAAATATACTCAAACTTATTCACCTCCTTTCCTATAAAGGCTATAAGCAACTAAAATTAATTCCCCAGCTAATATATACATTCCAAAATTAAAATTAATTAATATAGAATTAATAGCTATAATAAATAGCGCTAAAAAAATTAAAACATCTGTTAAATTTCCCCTAACAAATGTTTTGACTTTACTATATTTAAACTTAAGCCATTTAATTAATTTCACTTTATCACCCCCAATCTTGCTCTAATAATGCATCTACTGGATTATACTCGCATGGTTTTAAATATAATTGGCTATATCCAAAAGGTAATACTACAGCCATATCTACTCTTGTATTATTACTTGCTCTATGTTTCATAAGCATTATATCCCCAGCCTTACCTTGACTAACTAAAGAATTGCTCATATTCCAGTCCAATAAAGTATTTTTTTCATAAAAAAATCTACCCTCGTAAATAGCATCTCTCATGCTTAGGGTAGGTGGTGATAAAACTGTATATGTTTGTCTTAACTCTATTAATTCATAATCTGCTTCTAATTCTTCTATTAATACATCAGCATAAGTAGGATCTATAGCAATACATTCTATTTCACATTCATATATTTCTTCTATGCTTCTTATATACTCACATATTTTTTTATATTTTATATTATTACCTTTAAGTATTGTGCAGTTTCCTTTTCTCATTTCTGCATAATAATCTATCTTTTCATGCCTCTTAGCCTTTGTTAATGTTCCTTCTGGTATAAATCCATGTACCTTGGCATAATAATTATTATCCTCTCTATACATCATTCCAACAGCAGTTAAGTCAATTGTTTTTGATAAATCAACTGAAACAACTATTTTTTTACCCTTAAAGTTTATTTTTTCAACTCTGCATTTCTTCCAAAGGTCCATATCTAAGTAATGTTCCTCTTTTTCTGAAGTTTCTAGCATAATATTCAAAGATTTTGTTAAAAACTCTTCTTTTTCAGATTCAACTTCTTTAGCTTTATCTCTAGCTTCTCTGATTTCTTGATAGTTTTCTTCTATTCTTAAAGGATTTGCCCTATATATTCCTGAATCCTCCCAAATTTCATCATTGTTTGCATAATAGATTAAACAGAAATATCTTTCATTAACAATATTACCTTTTAAAATATTCCTACAATATTCTAACTCTTCATAGATAATGCTATTACTTTCAGCATAAGCACTTGTAGTTCTAAATAATAAAGGATTTAAAACTGACCTTTGCCCCGACTTCATAGCATTTATATTACTTGCATCTGTAAAACTTCCAACTTCATCAGCTACTATAAGTCCTGGTCTAATAGAATTGTTTTTATTAGCTTCTGCAGTTCTTGGTTGATAAAAACTTTTTGTTAATTTACATAAAACTTGACCGGTCCACATCTTAGATATTTTAAAATGTTTTCTAAGTGCTGGACTTGCAGTAACTAATTGATCTATCTGTTTTCTAATTTCTGCTGCTAACTCTTTTGATACACAGATAGAATAAATTTCTGAATAATCATCTTCTGTTAACATGAAACAAATAATAATAATTGCACAATCTGTTCCTTTTGCATTTTTTCTAGCTATAAATAAAATAGCTTCTCTGTATCTAAACTTTTTAGGATTATTTTTAAATCTCCATCCAAAAATATTAGCAAATAAAAAAGCTTGATGATTAGATAAATTAGGTAAAATAGGTTGTCCAGTTAAAAAGCCAGTAGCATAATTCATTAATGCAATTAAATTATTAATTACTTGTAATTGTTTTTCATCAAAATAATAAAGAAAATCATCTTGATATTGCCTATTTTCATAATCATTCAAGAAAATTTTACATTGCTCAACAACTTCCCATGTAGTTATTTCTTTACCATCTACACAATCTTTTGAATATTGAATAGCTTTATCTAATAATATCATTTATTCAATAATGCCTTTATTAAAGGATCTTCCTCAATATTTTCTTTAGCTGCATTTAATCCAGCAAGTTTTGCCCTACTTTGTGGAGATAAACATAATTCATTGCAACATCTAAAGAAAGCGGCTTCTGCATCTTTCCTCGCACCCATTAATGCTTTATTATTTAATCTTGCTATATTTTCATTTACCATTTTATCTATCGCTCTTATTCTTGAAATAGCAACAGAACAATTTGATAAGATATAATTATCTAAATTAGTTAAAATACCACTTGATTCTAATTCATCTACAATTTCATTAAATAATCTACATTGCTCATCTGACAAATAATCTGGTGGATATATTTTATCATTATTTCCTTTTAACTTTTCCTCAGCTTCAAGCATATTTTTAATTTCTTCTTGAGATTGATGTGAATTTTTTAATGCTTGGCTTTTTCTTGGTCTTGCCATATATATTTTCTCCTTTCAAAAAACTTCTCATTTTCGGGGATTTTTTTATGAAAAAGTGGAAAACGGGTTTTTTTAGCTTTCTTTTTTAACATTCTTATAGCCCCGGGATATCTAGAGAAATAAAAATATTTGCTTCCCCATCTAAATAAAATATAAAATTTATTTTTCATTAGTGAATGTATAAAAATTTTTCTCAAACCATTTCAGCGTTGATGTGAGTATGTTTTGAACATTACCTTTATTCTTAGTTTTATATTCATTATGAACTACGTTATGGTGCTTATCACATAGAGTAATTAAATTATGCTGTGATATTCTTAAATCATAATCCTCTTTTAATTCAACTATATGATGTACTACATCTGCATCTCCTGTTCCATATCCAATATTCTCTATAATATCCCATTCATTGTCTGCCCCTTCTTCGATAGCTAGGCAGGGTAAACATAGGGAGTTGCATCTATTATTTGTAGTATCCCTTGCAGTTTTCCATGCTTTAGTTGCATAGAATCTAATATAAAACATTTCTTCCTCACTCATTGCTCTATTCCTGTTATAGTACCTATATCTTTTAGCTTCATCTTTTCTATATTCTTTATTGCATTTAATGCAGTACTTATCAGCCTTATCTATCTTTACTTTCCCACATCTTGGACACATCTTCTTCATATTTAAAAGCCTTTACTCTCTAATTCTTTTTGCTTTATCTTTAATAACTCTTTATCTATTATTGATCTAGTTGGATTATCAACCCATCTTTCCATAGCTCTATTATTTAATAGATACTTAATAGCTTGTACATTTCCTGGAACCCATTCTTTATGCTTCTTAGTAACTACTTCTTCATATTCTTCAATAGTTCCATCTGGATATATCTTTTTATGTTTAACCTTAATATATTCTATAATATCTTTATAGTATCCAGTAGCAAGTTTTATTAATTCTTTTACGGTCTTATTAACGAAATTATTAGACTCATTAATTATTGTCCGCAACTCCTCATTTTCTTGCTTATATCTTCTCATTGTTCTTATATCTAATTTTAATTTTTCGCAAATTTCATTTTCTGAAAACCCTTTATTTGCAAGGTCTAAAGCTAGTTTTATTCTTTCTGATTTCTTCAAAACTCCCTCCTATTTTTTTGTCCTCGCTTCGTCTTTTTTTAACTTTTTTATTACTTTTTTATTTTTATTTCCAGTGTTCAATTTCCATTAATTTTTTTCTTTAAAATTTCAATTTAAAATATCTTTATAAAAATAGCTTGTACCCATTGAAAATACTAACTTTATACTACTTTCCTATTTTTTCATTCAATCAGTAATATAGGTGACGATTACGCATACCATTTTTAAAGCACATATATTAGTAATAATTTTTATTTTAATCCTTAAATAAACACCATTTCTTTTTTTACTGATTTAACCTCTAAACAGTAATTTAATCTTATATTCCTGTATCAGCTATTCTTGCAGCATCTTTTGCCATTTGTTCTTTTAATCCTAGATATCTTTTAGTTTCTTCAATACTCTTATGCCCTAATGCTATTCTTACTGCTTCTAAATTTCCATTAGTTTCAGTATAAATTTTAGTAGCATATGTTTTTCTTGGACTGTGTCCTGTTATATGCTCTAATCCAATAGCTTCTCCAACTTCTTTTAACTTATCACTAAAAGATTTTTGTGTTAAAGCTTCATTCCCTTTACCTTTTCTACTAGGAAATGCAAACTCTGACCTTTTCTTACCCTTAAGATATTGCTTTAAATGTTTCTCTAATGATGGTCCAATTTCTGCAATTCTCTTCTTTGGTTTTCTTCTATTAGGATTTTTAACAACTTCACTCTGCCACTGCTTATATTGCTTTTGCTCTTGTATTTCAAAATAACCTTTATCTAATGCATCTTTTATTTCTCCAACTGTCAATGTTATTATGTCTTGCATTCTATATCCTGTTGCTCTAGCAAGTAAAAATAACATTAAATTTCTTTCTGGATATTCTTTGCTTAATTCAACTAGCTTTTCTTTATATCTCTCATACTTAGAATCTGGAATAGGATTTGCCGAGCCTTTCTCCCATTCTCTTATTTTTCCTTCCACCATTACCTCACCTGCTTAATAGCTCCTCGTCTACTTCTTCTATATGATGAATGATGCATTAACTCCTTAATATCTCTTTCTGTTAGATTTTCTTTTTTATTTTCACTTCTAATTTTCCTTAGTTTTTCATAGCTTTTAGGATTATTTTCTTGTATAATTCTCCCTATATTCATTTCTATACCTCCATTTTAAACATAATAAAAGAGCTGTTATTTCTAACAACTCTTAAACTCATTTGTCAATCTTCTTGGTACATCCCAAGGAATTGCATAACCTATATCTTTTTTTAATACTATATCTCCATCTTCTTTTGTTTCATATAATGATCTATTCTTTAATATAAAGGTTTTATCACTCATATATTGTTTGCTTTCGTACTTTGTTATCTTTTTTACTTCATTTTCATAAAACTTTAGATGTTTTCTATTTTTTAAGTGAATAGGCTTTAAATTTTTAAAATTTCTTTGGATGCATTTGTTTACTGCTGATTTATTAACATTTAACTCTTCTGAAATCTCTCTTGCATTTAATCCATTTGCATATAATTGCCTTACCAATTCTTTATTCATACCTATCCCTCCTAAAAAATGATATAGTTTACCCCAACCCATTCAAAGTGGACATTTTTAAACTTTAATAAGTAATATCCTTATGAACTTCATGTTATTTCCGATTTATTATACAAATATCTTAATATATTTATAAAAAAATAGCACCCTTATTTTTTTTAGTTTATTGACAAACTTTCTTAAATTTAGGCACTATTTTTATAATTATTTATCTTATTTATATATTTTTCTCTTTTTTTCTATATTATTTTATATCCCTGTACTTCTTTTTCTTATTGTTTCAGCTTTTAAAGCACTTATAACAACATGTCCACTTTCCATAATTATTACTGCTGCTGTTTTACATCCATTTGTCGCATCAACTAATAAATCCTTATCTTTAGCATTTTTAATAGCTCTTTTTGAAGGTGCAGCACTTGAACTTACAATTGCAACTATTTTATCAGCATTAACATTATTATCATATCCCAACCCTATTAATTTAGCCATTTTATCTCTCCTTTATCTATTTCGTAATATTTTTGAATTGCGAATTACTTTACTCAATCAAGTAATCACATTTTGCATCAGCGTAAATATTTTTATGAACATATAAATCTAAATCTTCTTCATCTTCTTCATAATCATAAATTCCTATAGTTTTTTCACCATCTAACTCTTGTAATTTCTTTATTAAATCTTTAATTTTCATTATTCTTCCTCCACCAACACTTTATTTAAAGTTATTAACTTATAATCACAAGATAAAGGCTTTAACAATATACAATGCTCTTTATCAACCCAACCATACATATGTCCGTTCATCAACCATCTTAGGTGTTTAGGTATTCTTACAACATATTTACCTTTACCACCTTTTTTACTTTCAGAGTGAATGATAAATCTTTCTCCTATGCACTTGTCATACCATTCCTTACCTGTAGACTTCATTATTTTTAAATCCACGCTCCAACCCTCCTAAAATCCGAATATTCCTTATCCTTATTTGAACTTGTAAGTATTTCTTAATAGTTCGCATTTTAATCAGAAGAAGCAATACTGTATATTATCATCATCTAATTTATATTCTTTTTTCTTATCTACCTTTATTTTGTGAACATCATCATAATAACCATTTTGTAATTTTTCTAATATTCTTTTACTTTCTATAGTTTCTTTACTTTGTTTATTTGCTGATATAAAGTAATTTAAATCAATAATAGCTGCATAATCTTCATGATTTTTATAACTCTTATTTCTTACATATCCAATAATTTTTTCAGCTAATATTAATTCATCATTTAAATTATTATTCATTTAATTACTCCTCTCTATTAACTTTTAAATCGTCTTTAGCTTTGCTCCAACTTATTCTTTTATATCTTCAAACAATTCACGCCATGCTTCTTTTTCAATTCCATCAATTACATAAAATTCAATTCCACATCTATTTTTATATTCATCTACAACCTCATACTCTTTGCCAATTTTAAACTTATTGAAAAGATTAGCTTGCCATCTATGTTTAGGCTTAAATATTACTCTTTTCATGACATTCTTAACTTCTTCCTTATGTGTTATTACTGGAATGTCAAATATTGATACTTGACCTTCTATTACATTTAACATCTATATTTCCCTCACTAATAATTTTTACAACATTTGGTCTTTTAAAATTTCTTCAAACTCTTTAGAAAGTTTAAAATATCCTACATCTTCAACTTTCATAACTTTAATACTTGTGATTTTTTCATCATTAATCCAAGGTTCACATTTACTTTTTAAAACCTCTAATGAGTTTGCTATAATTGTATTTCTTATTACAGCATCTCTATAAATCACTGCTTGATAACACATTAACTTTTCCTCCAAATTATTCTCTAATCTTCTTCCTGAATACAATCTATGTTTATTATTTCAGTAGCATTATCTGCTACCCATTTACCTAAGCTTTCATAACTATAAAATCTTTTTTCTTTGTATTCTCCATTCCATCTTTCTCTGTATACATAAGTTATTTCCATATTTTCACCCTTCTTCTAACGCTTTATTTATAGCTTCTTTAAAAGTTAAGCCTTCAAAGTAATATTCAACTGTCCTTGTTATAATATCTTCTAATTCCTCTTTATCCATGATCTACTCCAGATAAATATCTCTGAAAGGAACTTAAACATTCTAAATCTGTAATCCCCACTACTTTTAATAGCCTGTCCAAAGGTCCTTTCTTTAATATTTTTTATTTATATAAATGCCCTAAAGCATTAATAGCAAACTATCCTATAATTTCTCTTAATATATTAAACTTTTCTTTACCTTTTTGAGCTCTTATACTCTTACCATCACTTACTACTGGTGTACACATTTCCATCAGCCTGTCATAAGTTCTTTTGTGATACATATTTTCCAAGTCATTAATATTAATATTTGTTGTTATAATTGTTGGTAATGAATTTCTATACCTGCTATCAATAATGTTGTATATTTTAGATGCTGACCACTCATTTTTTTGTTCAGTACCTAAATCATCAATTATTAATAAATCTGCATTAGATAAGCTCTTTAGTATAGTTTCTTCTCCCTCTTTTCCATAAGAAGAATATGTCTCCTTTATTCTTTCAAGCATTTTATTAATACTTACACAAATTGTCGGCGTTCCTCTTAGCATTAAATAATTAGCTATACAAGCAGTTGCATGAGTTTTCCCATTACCAGGTGCTCCGTATATTAATAAACCTAAATTGTTTTCTTTAGCTTTAGTAAAGTTACTAGCATATTTACTACATATGTTAAAAATCTTTTCTGAACCAATATCATGATTCCAATTTTCAAATGTGCATTGTTTAAATTTTTCATCCATTAAACTATTTTTAAATATGCTATTTAATCTAATTTGCTTTTCCTTATTCTCATCTTCAATTGCTTTTTCCTCTAGCTCTTTCTTTCTACAACTACAAACTATAGGAACTCTTCTAAGAACATTTAGAATTACAATATCTTTTTGAATTGGATCTCCACACTTTTCACAAACTTTTATAGTAATATCATAATCCAACCCATTCATCAGACTTTTCCCTATTGTTGTTGCTAGCAATTCTGCTACTTCCATCACTTTCACTCCTTCCTTTTGATAACCAATTTTGTAATATTCCTAAAACATATTTATAATTATTAATTTTCCCTCTATTCATAGCTTCGGTTGCTGCATCTATTAACCATTGTTTGCTATAAACTTCTATATCACTAGATATTTGCTCCATTAACATTGCATTTACTATAAAGCCACACTTTTCAAAATGCTTAAATACATCTAAGTCTTTTTCTATACTACTACAACTATCCTCAGTTATCTCTTCTAGGTTGTTCTTATCTATCCTATCCTTACCTATCCTATCCTTACCTATCCTATCCTGTGTATCCATAGCGTATCCATCATGTATACAATTTGGATACAACTCATTTTTAACCTTAATTATCTTATTTTTTATCAATTTTCTTCCAGTTTCTTCTAAGGTGTAAGATTTATTTTCATCTATATTTAGCGTAGATTTTTCAAACTTATAATTTGTTTCAGTATATCTATCATTTTGAATATAATTATGAATTCTCCAATGTTTAATTACCACAACTCCTGATTCAAAAGGTAGTAAAAATTTCTTTGCTATTAATAACTTTAAATCATCATCTCCACACCCTATCATTCTTTGAATCTTTTTAGAATTATTTATAAATCCATCATCATCAGCCCTCATACTAAGATGAAAATATAATGCTTGTGTACTTAAGGGCATATCTAGAAAAATATCACTATCTATAATTGTTTTTGCAAACATTCGTCTTTCTGCCATTATTACATTCCTCTTTCTACTATCTATAATTTTTATATATTTTATGCTATACTTATAATTGAATTTTTAGGTTTGGACTTACCCTGTTTAATAACTTGTTAAGGTAAGTCCTTTTTTAATGCCCATAAGTTTTTAAAATATACATGATAAAAAACTATCACGTTCTCTAACTCTTCAAAAAATAAATAATCTTTTAGATCACAATTATTATTTATCAAAAGCTTTTTCTCTTTTCTTGTTAAATTCCTTAATTCACACATTTAACATTCACTCTCATCAACTTTCTCTGCTTCAAACAAACTACCTTGTCCAACTCTTGGCTAATAGCAATAGTTCTTTCATCACTTATTCCGTATTCATCAATTGCTTGATGAAGTTTCTCTCTTAATTCTTTCATGATTATCTCCTAATTCTCTTTATTAGCTTACCTACTCCATCTAAAATAGATGCAATTATAAACATTAATCCAATAACAATTATTAACACTAAGGGCATTACAAAGGTACATATGCCCCATATATTTAAACCTTCCATAAATTCACCTATTAAATTTCCTTAAGCAATCTTTCTATAATATAAGCTTGCCCCTTCCCAGTAACTCTTGTAGTTCTATAAGTAAACACCTTGCCTTTAGCTTCTTTGGTACCTTCATTAACTTCAAAATATCCCCTATCAACTCCACATTGTTTTGGTTCTGTTGAATTCTTGAATATTAATCCCCATTCTCTAAGCTTGGACCATAATCTCTTTTCCCCAATTACTACATCAGCTTTAGATGCAACCTTTGCAACTTCTCTAACTAATAAAGTATTTTCACTTGCTGCTAACTGATTAATAAATCTATTCTTTTGATTTAAGTCTTCTGATAAATCCTTTATCTCTTTATCCTTAGCTTTCAATAATTCATCTTTCTTGTTAAGTGTTCTATGTGCTATTTCTAAAGCTTTTGCCATAATTGAAGCTTCATCATCTTCTTCGCTTATCGGAACATATCCACCTGTTTTTCTTATCTGTGGAATAACTTCCACCGCTAACCACGTTTGAAACTTTTTAGCAATATCATTATTAGCTTTCATTGCTAATAAATAGAATAAACTTTCCGGAATAAAATCACCTTTCCCCACTTGTGGAGAATTTCCAAATTCACTAATAAAACTATTAACTCTTTCCCACTTAGGATACTTTTTACCATTTTTCACTTGATACCACCCAAGTCCTATCGCTGAATCTTCTGCATTTAAAGAAATACTTCCATCTTCATTTTTAATTGCCTTTACTTCAAGTTCTAATTCTTTATTAATGAACAATTGAACTCCATCTTTTCTTTGATGTTTTATATTTTCCATCTTTTTATCCTCCATTATCTTTATATTCAACGGTATTTTTCGCCATTATGTTATTTTTAAAAGGCTTATCGCCTTATCTAGTCTTTATATTTACTTTTTCTACATCATTTTTCGCACATTCGACCTTTTAAAAAGGCTTTTCAGCCTTGCTTGTCTTATGTTTAAAATTCACTTTGTTAAAATGCTATTCATTGCAGCACTTATTACACTTTCTTTAATTTCATCTAAAAGTACTATGCAATAATTCGGTGTTGCTTCTGGATTAGCTTCCAATATTTTTTCTACTATCTCCTTCTTCAATTGCTTTCTTTCCTCTAAATTCATACTTTCCTCCTACTTTTATAAAATCTTCTTCTGTCCAACCCCTTATCTTAAAAATCTCTGTTGCCCATGCTTCTCCGAAAGTAATTTCCAAAGCATTAACTAATCCTTGATAATATCTTTGTGAAATTTCTTTTATCTTTTCTGGATCTTCTACTGGGTTGATACAAACGGCCTTAAATTTACTTCCTGGTATTGTAAAAACTTCTGTTCCTAAACCCATAGCTTACCTCTTTTAAATTTTTTATTAACATATGATATTCAAATTTCATTGGTTTGTTCATTTTCTATTTCCCTATACTCTAAGCTTTTTGTATTCATTTTGAATACATTGTTTTTAAAAAAAATTTCTTCTATGCTGTATCCAAATAATTTTGCTAAAGAATTTGCTTCCATTAAACTAAATTCTCTTTTCCCATTTTCTTTATTATTATAACTATTTAGGCTTATTCCCAGGAATTTTGCTAAATCTTCTTGCCTTAAACCCTTTACTGCCCTTAAAGCTTTAATGTTTTGTGTATACAACTATTTTCCTCCTTTCAATTAAGGTATTCATTTTGAAAACACCTTATATTTATATAATAGTATTCACTTTGAATACTGTCAACACTTTTTTTCATAAAATATTCATTTTGTGTTATTTTTTTTAACATTGTTTTCAAATCGTGTACAATATATATAAATCGAAAATATTTAACGATTTTTAAATTGATATTTTAGAGATACTAATTAATATGGAGGTTTTTATTGATTATGGGAACATTCGGAGATAGATTAAAGGAATTAAGACTAGAAAAGGACCTTACTCAACCAGCTTTCGGAAAAATTTTTAATGTTGAAAAAGGCACTGTCTCTAATTGGGAAAATGAAAATAGATTCCCTGATAAGAACACCTTAAAAGCATTGGCAGATTATTTTGATGTTTCTCTAGATTATTTACTAGGAAGAAGTGATATTAGAAAACCACTAAATATAGATCCATTATTTCAAGGTGCTGGTGGAGAAAAATTTTCTGAAGCTGTTGAAACAATAGCGGCTCACTTAGAATCTAAAGATAAAGAAATTACACCAAAGAAAATGAAACTACTTAAAAGTTATATAGATACTTTATTTGATGATTTTGATGATGAATAGATAAAATTTAAATAAATCTAAAATACTTTAGATAAATAATTAATTAAAGGGATGGGATAAAATGATATTTAGTGATATAGTGGAATATTATAATGAATTAAATACTGTTATTAATGAACTGGATATATTCTATAATGATGCACTTGCTATTAAAAGTGCATCTAATGAAATTCTTAAAGAAACTATAAAATCTGCTTATATTGTTAATAACAGTAGCTACTATTCAAACATACGAAATATTACTACTAAACACATTAAAATAGTAAAAGAATCTATGCTTAAGCAAAATCTTTTAAAATTAGGTAAGCTTATTAGAACTATAGAACATCAAAATACCGATAATATGATATCTACTATTTCCTCAAGCTTAATAGGGTCATTAGAGTATTATGCAGAGAATATACATAACTTTAATAATTCTAGTTCTAATGATTTTACTAATAACTTTATCAATTTATTGTTGAGTGTAAATACATTTGTTACTCAAATTAACTTAATTAAGGGATTAATTATTGAATTAAATAGATTTGAATTTATTTTAATGAATGCTCCTGAAAACATAACTGAAGACAATATTTTTTCAATTAGATTATATAACGAAAATCTATCTGTTAAAGATATAAATTTATTAATGAAATCAATTTCTAATATCTACGAACGTAGCTGCACATTATTTAATATTTCTATCAATGACTATCCATTAGAGCCTATAAAAATAGAATCAGGATCATTACTTGAAAAAGTTTTTGGGCATGAAAAAATATTACGTTTCATGGGTGATTTATTTAATAGAACAATTAGTTATATTTATAGAAACTTTACAAACGAAGGTAAATTATCAACTGTTGGTACTAAAATAGATACGTTAAAAGAAGAAATTAAACTTATTGATTTATGTGAAGAACATGGTATTGATACATCTACTGCTAAGGAAATTCTTCATGATAATTTAAATGTACTATGTAATGATATATTAAAAGTAACTACTTCTAGTACAAAAATCTCTGTAAATGGACAAACTTATGATTTAGCTAAATCTATTGATGCTAAGATACTTGAAAATATACCTAAGAATCTAACTGCAACTACTGAACATGATCGAATAAATAATGATTCAGATATCTAGTATTTTAAATTAAAATATAATATACTATACTAGATATATAATGTAAAAAGGTGGAATATTAATGACTAAATATGATTGTTATAAATTTAAAATCAACTCAATTTATATAAAATTATTAGTATATGTTTATACTGTGTTAAAGCATATTCAACCTAAACTTTCTTATAAATTATCTAGTTATATTTCAAAAGAATTAAGTAATTTAACAGCTAAATATCCATATAGAAAATAATTGGACATAATAGGTCCTTTTATTTTTAAGATCAACAGAACATATATTCTATACAAGAAAGGGAAATCACAATGGAATATGAAAAACTTATGATTAAATATGATAAACATGTAAAAATTAAAGAAAAGCCTTTAAAGTATGGGTTTAAAGGTTTATATAAAAATAAAAAAATAATAATAGATTCTAATATAGAAACAAATAAGGAAAAGACTTGTATACTTGCTGAAGAGCTTGGACATCATTTTACTAGTTATGGAGATATAATTGACCAAAGCGATATAAGAAACATTAAACAAGAGCTTAGAGCACGTGCCTGGGCATATGAAAGACTTGTTGGAATAGTTAATTTAATTAATGCTCATAAAGCTGGTGTTAGGGGCAGATATGAACTTGCAGAATTTTTAGAAATTCCAGAATGGTTTTTACTAGAAGCTATCGAATATTATAAGAGTAAGTATGGTACATGCTATAAAATTGATAACTATTTAATATACTTCTCTCCTAATTTTGGAATAATGGAATTTTTTTAGTCAATAATATACAGCGAGGTGATATAAATGAATGTTGCTATCTATGCAAGAAAATCAAAAGCCACTAAAAAAGGTGAATCTATTTCTAATCAAATAGAACTTTGTAAAAAATATTTTCTGAATACAACAAATGAAGATGTTAATTTTCTTATATATGAAGATGAAGGTTGGTCTGGTGGAAATATTAATAGGCCCCAGTTCACTAAAATGATGAATGATGCGAAATTAAAAAGATTCTCTACTCTTATATGTTATAGATTAGATAGAATTGCTCGTAATGTTGCTGACTTCTCTTCTACTTATAAAATCTTAGAAGAAAATAACATTGCTTTTATAAGTATAACTGAACAATTTGATACCAGCACTATAATGGGTAGAGCTATGATTAACATTAGTGCTACATTTGCTCAAATTGAAAGAGAAACAATTGCTGAAAGAATAAAAGATAATATGCTTGAACTCTCTCGTACTGGTAGATGGTTAGGTGGTATTTCTCCTCTTGGTTTTAAATCAGTTCAAATAACTGAAAATAATAAAAAATTATATAAATTAGAAGTTGTTAATGATGAATTAGAAATTGTAAAGCTTATATTTAATCTATATCCTCAATATAAGAGCACTGTTCCTGTTGCAAGGTATTTAGTATCTAATCATATAAAAGGTAAAAATGGAGGAGATTTTAGTAAAAATACAGTATTGCAAATATTAAAAAATCCAGTTTATTGTTGCTCTGATACTGAAGCCATAAAATATTTTAAGGGTAAAGATTCAACTTTAAATTGTATTGATAATAAAGAGCTTGGCCTAATGGTTTATAATAAGAAAAAAAGTGGAAAAAAAGAAAATCCTATTGATGAATGGGTTGTTGCCACTGGTAAACACCAAGGAATAATTCCAGGTGCTGAATGGGTAAACTGTCAAAATATTTTAGAAGAAATAAGCCGTAAAGCATCTCCACGCAAAGCAACTGGCAATAAATTTTTACTTAGTGGAATGCTAAAATGTGCAAGATGTGGCTCTAGTATGTGTTCCTGGAGTAGAACTTCTCGTGGAATATATTACAGAAGCTACAGATGTGAATTAAAAAATAGAGCTGCTACTAGATGTGATTCAAAGATGGTTAATGCTGATGATCTTGAAAGCTTTGTAATAGAACTATGTAAAAATATTAATTTAGAAGAAATTATTAATATTAAAAAAACTAAAAATAATAATTCTACTTTAAAAAGGGAATTAACATCTTTAAATAAAACTTTAGTTGAAAATGATAAATTACTTCAAGGCCTTGTTAAAAAACTAGCTTTAATTGATGATATTGATATCTTAACTATTATCCAAGCTGAAATAAAAAAAATAAAATCTGAAAATGAAAATATTAATAAAAGAATAAATGAAATAAATTTATCTATGTTTGATAGCGAAGATGAATATAAAAATCAACAAATCCTTTTAGAAAGTCATAAACTTTTTAAAGATACAATTGATTTAGTAAAAGATGTTGAAGCTAAAAGAAATTTAATAATGAGTTTTATTGAATATTTTACTTATGATAGCCAAACAAATGAAATTGGTTATAAATTAAGGCTGTAGTTATTCCTACAGCCTTTTTATTAAAGTGGACATATGTTGTAAATTAGATTTTATTGCATCTGCAACCTATTCTAAATAACAGTATATGTCCACTTTTATTAATTCCTTAAATGCTCTCTTAACATATTTCTTAAGACACCTTTAGGAGTGCCTTTATTGCCAGCTATTAGATTTAATAATTCAATGTCTTCGCTTGTTAATTTAACCTCTAAATTTTCAAGTTTAAGATTTTCTAATCTCTTTTTATTCAATGCTTCTATTCTTACATTTTCTTCATTAGCTAGATATCTTTCCTTGCCTTCATCCCATGACTGGATAAGTTTATAAATAGTAATTGCTATAAGACAACTTATAAACGTAATGGATATCAAAGTTGCTATTGGTTCTACTATACAATTTAAATCAACATACACTATTCTTCCTCCTCATTAAATTTACTAATAAAAGGTTTATGAATACAAAAATATCTAACATAATCACTTACACTCATCCCTCTACTTTTTGCAAGTTGAATTATTTTTTCCTTTTCCCTCTTAGATACTTGTACAGTTAATCTATATATTTTTAATTCATCTTCGCTCTTTCTTCCCAAAATTTCTTTTTCTTTAAATCCTAACATTTCCTAACCACTCCCCTACTCTCTCCAAATCTAATCGACCATATATCGGTGATTTACCGAGTACTTTTTGGCTATTACCACCACATTACCCCACTATTAGCTTTTCTTATTAATTTTCTAGTAGTGTGGTAATAGTGTGGTATTTATATATCCATTAAATCCTCATAGTCTTCATTTTCTGAGCTTACCTCTGATACAACTTTAATCTCTCCTGGTATTGGTAATAATCCTCTAAGAACATCTTTTATATATGCAGCAGGATTACTATAGTTTTGTAATTTCTCATAAAGATTCAATTCTTCTTTTCTATTCTTATTAAACTCTAAAGTAATTCTTAATCTCTCCATAACTTCTCTCCTACTCTCTTATATCCATTTGCATTTGAAAATAAATTATCTTCTATCATTCTCGCTGATGGATATCTCCTTTTAATAGATTTAAAAAAGGATCTTCCCCCTCCACCAGTAACTAGGATAGGGCTTGTCCTAACTGGATAACTAATATTTAACTCTTTAAATACTCTTTCAATATTGTTTCTAATAATATCTTTTATAAATTCAGTATCTTTCTTTTCACCATCAACTTCTAAACCATTTTTTATTATGCCTTCAGCATCTTCAATATTTAATCCTAAAGTATATAAGCTATTAATTTCATTAATCATATCATTATAAATGTTAATCATCCCTACATCTAAACTTGTACTTTTAGCAACACTTCTTTTTTTACCAGCTTTAAGCAATGCTATATCTGTAGTTCTTCCTCCAATATCTAAAACAATTAAATCTTTCTCTATTAACTCTCTTCTCTTATCCACATCTAACGAATAATATGTTGCAACCCCTTCTGGGAATATTGCTGCATCTTCAATATAAATAGTTCTTTCTACTCCATTTAACTTAAAATTTAGTATTTTATTATCTTCAATTACTTCAATCATTTTATCTTTTTTACTTCTATATTGATTTATAGGTAATCCTAGTACTATTCTTATAAATTCTTCTTTAGTACTTAACCCTAAAGCTAAACATAGCATTGGTAAAAGATTTTCTTTAGATATTTTATCTAGATTAGTATCATAATCACCTTCTCCAATAATTAATATTTCATTGTTAAACTCTAATTGATATCCTGTGCTTATTAAATAATTTTCTCCTCTTGTAATTAATGAAGGTACTATTATCCCCTTACTTGTCTTAATGTTACAATTGCCTAAATCTACGCCTATTGTTTCCATGTTATCCTCCAAATACATTATTTAAGGCTACTTTGTTGCCCTTTGTTATATATGTATTCACGAGTATAAATTATATTCCTATTTACAAATAAAATTTATATTTAGAAATATTTTTTATAAAAAGAAAAAGGCCCTTAATCTTCAAGGTACCAAATATCTTCTACCTTTAGATTAAGAGCCTTACTTATTTTCAATATTGTTTCTATATTCCCCTGCTGCTTATTAGTTTCTATTTGACTATAAGTACTTGGACTTATTCCAATCATCTTACAAAACTCATTTGAGTTCATCATATATTTTGTCATTCTAATCTCTTTTAATTTATTTTTAACCATAACCACACCTCTAATTATTTTATTCTATGAAATGTTTATTTTTCCTTTTATCGGTGATAATTTAAGTAAATACTTGTAATTTAGTAGCAAAGCGTTATGATGTCGAGGTAATCTGGACACGTTGTGAGTGAATATAGTTTGCCCTAAGAATTTAATCTCAAGGCTTATATTGTCGAGTCTAAACATTGTATCGCTCGTTTAATACTCTACTTGTAATTAATAGCTAAATATCCAACTGTTACCCGAGTATTCTCTTTATCGCTATTAAATCCCCCACAAATGTGGCAGTTCCCTAACAACCCATCTAATTTAATTTGTCGGTCAGATGTACCCGACTAAGGATATTACTTCATAAGTAGAGAAAGTAAATAATACCCCATGAATTTTCTGCATTGGCTTCATGTAACCACCAACTTATTTATAGTTGCATTGGCGCATAACAACTAACCTATACATTATTTTTAAGTATAGGAAATAAAACCTTGACCACATTAATTTTTTAAAATATAATTTGACTGAAGATATATTTTGTTACTTAATGTAGCAAAGTTTTATAAAACTATATTTAGTTTTAACAGGACCTATTGCAGTAGGTTCTGTTTTTTTTTGCTTTTTTCTAACAACTAAAGCAAATTTGATTAAAATAAAATTGCATTTTTATAATTTGAATATTATTAATATAATTTTTTATTTATAAAAATAACTTCATGGTTATAATTATAAATTTATAATCTTTATTGTCAAGTTATTTTTATAATTTGTTGTTTACATTTATAATTTGAAAGTTATAATAATAAATAAGAGGTGATTTAAATTATGGATATAACTAAAATTATAAAAAAGATACTTATAGATGAGAATGTAACTGTTAGTGAATTAGCTAATAGATTAAATACTACTCAACCTAATTTAAGTGCTAAATTTAGAAGAAATGATTTTAGAATTAGTGAGATTGAAGAAATTACAGCTGCTCTTGGCTACACTTTGAATTTAGAAATAAAAAAAGATGCAGAAAATTAATTATTGATTTAATTAAGGATAGTTTTATGACTTTAAGCTATTGGAGGTTATAAAGATGCTTGATTTTAAACTAAAAGATATAAATAACCCTTTCAAAACAAGACAAGGTGAAACAATAGTTGATTTAGATAAGTACATAGAAGTATTAAAAGAAAATAATATTCCTTTTACTAAAGAGCAATATGAAGAAGCAAAAAAGAACCTGGATAAATAGAACAAAATAAAAAAGGCTAGTAAGTAAGATTTCTCCTACCTACTAGCCTTAAATGATTAAACTACTATTTTCTTTACTTCTTCTAACTTTAATTCTAATTCTTCAACTCTCTTTTTAATAGCTTCTACGCTATCATCTTTGCATATCTTTCTATTTTCACAGAATCCATTTTGTAGATAGTGATCTATTCCAGATACAAATGTTCCTTTTTTAACAGCAGCTGCAATATCTGGATTTAAATCAAGATAATCTCCTTCACAATATTCTTCTGGTATTGGTGGTAAAGCTAATCTACCTTCTTTCTTTCCATAATCAGCATAATGTTTATATGGGTTTTCTTTATAAGTTGCGTTACTTGCTATATCTGTATACCTCTTTAAATACCAATTTTTACTGAATAAATACATAGAATAATTCATCTCCTCTTTAACTTCTTTATTATTTGTTGTAATAATATTATTATCTATCCCCTTAGCTATTGCTAAAGCTACTTTATCTGCTGTATATTTAGAAACATCATTTGTATTTCCTACAAATAAAGGCTCTATTAATATAGCAGGCATATTAGTTTTCCTTAATACTATTAATCCACTTTCCTTATAACCAGTTCCGTATGTCCTATCAAATGTTCCTAGTTCTTTACAAATACTTTCATTTACTTTTTTTGCATAAGATCTAGATACTGTAGAACCTGTATTGATTATTACTTCAGTTCCATTTGCACTAGTACTATCACTGCAATTTAAATGTATCTCTACGTATAAATCAGCACCCCAACTATTTGCTTGTTCTGCTCTTACATAGCAATCTTCATAGTTATAAGAATTAGCTTTATCAATTCTTAATAATTTTGCTTCATATCCATTTTTATTTAGTATTTCGACCAAAATAGGTGCTATTTTTCTAGTTTCATCGCTTTCATTTAGTAACCCTACTGCACCACATCCAGCAACTCCACTTGCAGTATGTCCTACTGCTACAGCTATTTTTTTCATGCAACCACTCTCCCTAAATTTTGATATAAAAAAGGACCATATAGGCCCTCATAATTATTCTGCTTTATTTAATTCCTTCTTTTCTCCATCCTTTAGCTGTACTAATGCATCTTTAAGTTTTTCTGGTATAGGCAATCCTAGTCCTGCACAATTTTCTAATAAGCTAATCCCTTCATTTGCTATGTAAAAGTAGCAAATTAACGTTCTAAATACCCATGTCCCAGTATTTAATAGCCTATCTAATAGAACAGCGACAATTAATACTATAAATATAACTGTTTTCCTCGCTATACCTTTAAGTCCTATATCGCTAGATACTTCTTTATTTATCCATGCTCTTAATACTCCAGTTGCATAATCTAACGCCATAAAGCATACTAAAACAATAAGAGCAGTGTCCCATGTTCCAAATAACCAAGTTATTCCCGTTCCTAGTGCTGCTACAATAATTTTAAAATAGTTTAATAAGTTTTCCATTTTACACCTTCCTTTATTTTTTTGTATAAAAGAAGAGCTTAGTTTCCTAAGCTCTTTTCTACTAAATTTTACATATTTTTTTAATTTATGATATAATCACCTAAGAAAGGAGGTGATTATATATGAAAAAATCAATAATAGAATTATATATGCATAGTACTTATTATACTGAAGTACTAGATGAAAATTTTAATTTATGCTCAACAGCGACTAGCTTTCTTTATGCTTATGACTTTAAAAACAATTCGCAGAATTTTCATGTAGCTATGGTAACGAACAAGCATGTTGTGGAAAGCGCAAAATATATCCGTTATACATTCAATATAAATGATGAAAATAATAATTTAATTCCCGGTAAAACAACTACTATTACTTTTAACGAAGAACAAATTAAAAATTTTGTATTTCACCCTTCTGGAATAGATTTAGCAGCTATAGATATAACTGATATTTTTGTAGATTATAGAGAAAATAAAAATATAAAATTAAATCTAACTCCAATTTCTCCAATGCAAATCCCTTCTGAAGATGATTGGAAGAACTTAAATTCAATTGAAGAAGTAATTATGATTGGTTATCCAAAAGGCATATGGGATAATGTCAATAATCTTCCTGTTTTTAGAAAAGGAGTAACTGCTACCCATCCCAGTTACGATTTTAAAGGAAATCCAGAATTTTTAATCGACGCTGCTTGTTTACCAGGCTCTAGTGGTTCTCCAGTATTTTTAAATAACACAGGATATTATTGGAATAAGCATACTGGCCAATATGATTTAATCAGTAAATTTTACTTTTTAGGAATACAATATCAAATTCCTATTCATTCTGTTGTAGCAACTTCATCTTATTATGATACACCTATTACATTACAAAGTGGAGAAATTGTAATAGCTAAGGTTCCAACAAATTTAGGATATATAATAAAATCTACTGAATTATCATTCATTGAACAATTACTTAACAAAGCATAGTTCCATTATTTAATGATGGATGATTTATTTTAATATCTTTTGATGAGTTGATAGATATTAACTTCTCAATATTTTTTTGTTGCTCTTGAACTATTTTTTCAAGAGCAACTATCCTTTTTTCTAAATCATCTACTCTCTTTTCATTCATAATAACACCTTCTAAAAATAAAATTAATATAAAGTTATTATACACTAATTATATCTTTATTAGTACATGTTATTTGTAAAATAAAAAAAAGACTAGCCTTAACTACTCTTGTAAGATCTTTAATATTAAGTTTTACGAACAATATAAATCAATTGTGAATTAAATAATAGGTTCTAAATTTTCTATTGTTTTACTTACAATTGCTCCAACTCTTTTACCACCTAAATCATTCAAATGTACTGCCCAAGTATCACCATCTCCATTTGTACTTTCATCTAAGAAATAATTTGGATAATTCCATAGATTAATCCCTAACTTAGAATATAAATCTATAAATTCACAACCAAACCTATCAGCAATATCTTTACATCCTTGTATATATTTATTAAAGTTAGGGAACTCATTTGAAGTTTGATTTAATTTAGAATTTGAACGATACAGCGGAGACATAATAATTATCCTACAGTGTGGAATATTAACACTTATATATCTAACAATTTTGCATAATGCTCCTACATATGTTGTAGTATCAAATTCATAATTATAATCAATTCCCCAAGTAGGCAATTCACCTATGGGAACACCTTGACTTATGTCATTTGTTCCGAAGTTTAATATAGATATATCTAAATCTCGTGGTAACTTATTTAATTCTTCATCACTACATCTTCCTATTGCAGTTGTCCCTCCTATTCCTTTATGAATATATTCAAGACCGAATTTATCAACCACATATTGTTGCCACATTTTATTTCCTGTGTTACTATCTCCATAACAACACATCTTTTTTCCATACCAGTTATAAAAATTAGGCTGAATATTTTCTTTAACTAAATTTAAACTATTAATGCTATCACCATATCTAACAAACCCTTTTACTTCATCAAATTTACCAAATATCGTTTTATTATAATTAGTTTCAGTACAATAAATTGAGCTTGCAGTAATACGAATATACTTTTCATCAGAAGTAAAGGTTAACTCTGCGTTATTATCAAATCTATTTCTTTTTGTTACAATATTTTTTACTTTATCATAAGTTTGATAATACCCCCAGAGTGCGCTTCCTTTTATATTTATATTTTTAATGATATATTTGAAAGAATTATCAATCTCTATGTAATCGCTAATAAACCAACCATCATAACTTTGGACACTCCCACTTGATGAAAAATTTTTATCATATAAAATATTTCCTGACAAAGGATTAAATAAATTTATAGATTTTTCGATTGTAACTCCACTACTACTAGAACCACTTGATGTATTATTTAATGTTTTTAGATGGGGAATATCATAATAAAATTCTTCGTATATTGTTTGTTCTGAACCATATTCTATTTGTATAGAATTTTTCTTTTCTATTAATAATGCAACTTTCAAAATAAACGCATTAGAGGGAGGTGTTAAAGTAACGCTATCAGTAAAAAAGTTTGAACCTGATATTCGATTGCCTTTTTCATCATTAAATTGCCATGTACCCAAACTCCCACTAATAGTAATTTGTAAATTAGGATTTATTTTAATTTCTTCTATGAATTTTTTACTATCAGTACTTTCTATTCCAGTATTATTATTAAAAGTTACTCCATCCCTTATAGTTTCACTTTCTTTATTGAATAAATTTTTTCCTTTTTTTATAAAATTAACTTTGTCAGTTGTAATAGAATTATCTTTTATATCTCTTTCAGAAACAACATCATACTTTAAGTTTTGAATTTTAGTATATTTAGTTTCTTTAGATAAACTTCTAAATGAAACAATAACATTATCTTTACTTCCATTTCCACAAACAATAAATGTACTACAAGGGTAATCTTTTGAAGGTTTTTGACTTCCAAGCACCTTCCCCTTAGAATCATATCTTAGATAGTAAATTACTCCTTCTGTAAATAATTCTTCTCCAATATAAGCCATTTTATCAGAAATCCAGTAACCTTCGACATCGCTTATAGAACCATTTCCATTTATTTTTTTTCCATCTGTGCATGTGTTTTTATCAAAAATATTTCCGAACTCTTTTATGAAATTTGTTCTATCTGTAGTAACTTGTCCTTTAACTATATTTTCTCTTAAAACACTATCTACACCTACTACTGCTACACTTCCTCCAGTCATTGCTTCTTTAACATCTTGTCCCATATTAGCCATTGACCATATTTTAGAATTTACATCAATTTTATTCGCTTTAGTATCCAATTGCGAACCTAATTCTGTAGTCTTTTCTTCTAGATCTGCTGCTTTCTTTTCAATATCTTTAGTGATATCCTTGGCCTTTATCTTTTTTGTTCCTCTCCCACTTATAACTACATAATCATCATCATCTAATATAGTTTTAATAGGTAATTCATTTAATCTCGTAGTATTTAATTTTGTCATTTGATTAATACCCCCTTTTATCTTATTAACGCAGTATCTTCATCTGCTAATATTACATTGCCATCATCAGTCAATAAAATTGTTGGATAAATAACATCTTCTCCATCCCACTTTTCATTTATACTTCTTTTTATTTCAAACTCAAATGATGGTAATGTGACCTTGCATCCATCATCATCTAATAAAACTATTTGCATCTTTGATTTACCTACATTTTGTGTATAGGAATCATCGAGAAAGAATACTACTTGATTCTCTTCTATTCTTGCACTCTCTACACTATCAACTCCAAATGGAGTTTCAATAAGTAATTTAGCTTTTAATGGATTTATTGGCATCATCCTATAAGAACTCCCTCTTTGTTTAACCTGAATTCCGTATTCATAAATATTAAAAATTAAATCAAGAGCATCATTTTTATAGAATTGAATATCAGAATTCAACTTTGAACTGTAATTACTAACTGTTAATGTTACTTCTTTATATAAGCTCATATATATCCTCCCTTATTAAGTTTTAATTTTATCAGCCATTATCTTAAACTCAATTATTTCTTTTTTTTCTTCTTCCGTTATCCAATTTAATTTAACTGCTTTTTCTAAGTATGTTTTATCAATTCTATTTTGAACATACATATCTAATAATTTTTGAAACATTTCCTCACCTCCTTCTAAGGTACTATATCCATTAGTGTTATCATTAAATTTTCAACAACTTCATCTAATTCACTTATTTTATTTTTTAAACTTTCTTTTTCTTCATCAATTACTTTTTCAATAGATTTAAAGTATAAAAAAAGAGTATCTGGAGCTGATACCCTTTTAGTTAACTTATATTCTTTATTTTCATCTTTTATAGTTATTCCGTCATAATATTCAACTATATTCATAATCAATAACCTTCCACGCAAACAAACCAAGAACCATTACCATTAGCAATAGATGGAGTTGATCCTGATGGATAATATAACATTACTGAATTTCCAGTATCCATTCTTGAAATTAAGTTTATAGGAATATTGTTACTTCCCACAAATCTTGCTACTACACTGCAACTAGCCGTATTTTTAAATGTATAAGATAATGGAACTGTAATACTTAAAGCATTCCCAGCTACATTTTGTATACCACTATTCCATGCTCTGCAATAGCCATCTTCATGTAATCTATATCCCCTATCTGCTTTTTTATCAGAATGTATTACTTTATGTTCTTCCATTTCTCTAAATCTTAACACTTCTTCTGATAAACTATTTATAATTGATTGGCCATTTGTTTCCCTACTATCTGTTATATTAGCTGATTGAATAGCAGAAACTCCAACGCCTACATAAACTTCAGCTAATTTTACATAACTAGAACTTGTAGTGCTAGGTGCTGAAGGTGTTGAACTTGCTGTACCTTTTAATACTTTAATTTCTCTAGTTGTCTCACTTATATAAGCTACAATTGCATCTATTCTCGGATAACTTGCTGTATTACTTTCTATATTAACTGTATAACTTGCTGTATTTTGTAAAGTAGCCCCATTAATTGAACATAATCCTGATGCTACTTTAACTGACATTGCCGGAGTGCTTTGTGCTTCAACTTTTAAATCATTTTCCCCATACACTATCTTTCCACCTAAACTTTTACTTGTTATTAAGTGGGCATCTGCTACAGTATATGTAGTAATACCATCTGCATTATAAATTCCTCTAACCGTCATAATATCATTCCTTTCTTTATTAAATAAAAATAGAGCCCATTTAAAGGGTTCTGTTGTGAAATAATTACTTATATCTGTAAATAGTTGGTTTGTTATCTCTAAAAACTGAATTTCCTAAAATAATTGTAACTGCATTTTCAGTTAAATCAACTATATATTCAAGAACTTTTATTTTTATATTTAGTTTATATTTTTCCGTATTTAATTTAATATAATCACCTGGTTCAATATCAAAAATATTAAATGATTCTGATATTCCAACTTTAACTGTACAGTTAACTAAAGGATTCTTATAAGTGTTTAAAGTTTCTTCACATTGTTTATCTAAAGTTTCTTGTAACCGTATATCATTAGCTTGTATTATTTTCTCTCTTCTTCCATATAAACGTAGAGAATTATAATCAACCGCAGTTGACATTAACACATTAAAAACTCCATCTTCTTCCCATGAAACTCTAGCACTAACTACATTAGCTATTTGTGTTTGGTCTATAGTATAATCCCATGAACCTATTATATTGTAATCATTTATTTCATAATATTCAGATTTATCTCTGCCTAAGCTTTTATAAAAATTAAATTTTCTATCTTTAGTGATTTTAAAATAACAATTACTAGCTTCAATAAATTCTTGTATTTTCTCATAAAGATCATCTGACCATTCAATAGATCTATCAGTTTTTAAATTAGTATCATCACATTCACCTAACTCAATCCCAGTTCTTGTTATATTATTTATTTCGCTAATAAGAGAAAATATTAATGTTCCATAAGTTTTATCATAATAAGTCTTTTTAAATTCATTTTCAGAATTTAATCCTATATCAGTAAAATTTCTGTTTTGAAATAAACAAGCATAGCCTAAACATATACATTGAATATCTTCCTCAACTGGACATGGTGAATTTACAACTCCAAACCATAACAACTCTTCTTTATTATCTTCAATTTTATATAATTCTATATGTTGATTTAATATAAGTTCTATTTTCTTTTCTACTAAATACTTAATAGGTGAATTAAATGTAAAACTCCCAATTCCATTTAAGGCTTTACTAAAAGATATATTAGATAAAACATATAATTCATCAATTAATTCATGTTGATTAGTATAAAGTTTTATAAAATATTTTATATCCATGCTTCTTTCCACCTTATATAAACTGCACATTCTCCATCATAATCAATTTTTATTTGATTAGATCCATTAACTAAACTAATATAACTTCCACTTTTATATTGTATTTTACTAGTTTCATTTACTTTTACACTTCTACTCCTAGGGTTGCAATCTATATATAACACATCTCCACTTTCAATTAATATATCTAAATTAAGTTGCTCACCAGTTGTTTCATTTTTAACCTTAAAATTACTGCCTTGACCTTCTATTTGAATTATTGGATAAACTGTTGCGTAACCTTCATTAATAGCTTCTCCTATATTCCCTATAACTCTTTCTGTATAAGTCCAATTTTCAGGAACTCTAAAAGCACTAGTTGGAAATTTCCATCCTCCTTCAATTGCTTTTTCTAAAGTTAATTCTTTAAAATCTTTTTTATAAAGATAAGGATCACACATTTTAAAAGTAATTGTCATAGTTCTAAACTCATCTGTAACTATAGATTCTTTTTTTGCTTTACATTCAATTTCTCCTATGCCTTCAATATCCACAATTATTGATACCTCTCCAGCTCGTACTAAATAACTTAATTGTAATGCTGATTTAATATCATTATCTGCTTTAGTACTCACAACTAAAGTAAAAGTTTTAGAGTTTATTTTACTAGAACCAGAATAACTACCATGATAATACAAATCACTATCATTATTAGTGTTACTACTATCTAATAAAAAATTATATAAATTTGCATAATAAGGACATTGATCGCCTAGAACTTGTAACCCATTAATAAATATTTTATTATAGCAAATCATTCTTACTCCTTCCCTGAATAAAAATAGAGCTCATACAAGCCCTATTTTATACTTCCTAATATTCTTTTAATATTATTAACACTTCTTTGTTCATTCTCTTTATTTTCAAAGTGTGCTTCATCTATGTGTATATTAACGCCAGAACAATTATTAGAGTTAGAGAAAATTTTATTCATTTCTTTTAAATATACACCAATAGTATTATTTAATTTAGAATCAATCATATCATTCATTTTTTTAGTTGTCATAACTGCATTTGTAACTCTAGAATTTTTAGGTAAATAAGCATATTCCCCTTGTACCGCATCCCCTAATGTATACGCTCTTGCTTTCCCTAATGTGTCTACTAATTCTAGTCCCCTTTCATTTATATTATAGATACCAGCAGTTTCAATACTTCCTCCTGATTCCTTCTTTTTAGGTTCACTTGTACCAAATATTGCATTCCAAGTTTTTGAAGCTATTTTACCTAATTTAGTTAATAATCCTTCAGCTTTACTATTAGCTTCATCTAACCCACTAACTTCAACTTTAGAAGAAACATTCTTTGGAATTTCATTAAGTTTATTTTTAAGAGCATTTGCATCTCCTTCAGCATTAACCATTTCTTTTGCTGCAGCCTTAAATTCTTCTTTAGTCATACCAAACTGTTCAGCACTTAGAGTACCATCATCAATTGCAGTACATATAGCATTAAACTTATCTTCGGCAGTTCCAGCAGTTACACCAGCTTGTTCTATTACTTTATTGCATGCTTCTATAGCAGAATTTGAAAAAACACCAAATGTTTCTGCCCCTTCATCAACTATCCCTGTAATATTTCCAAAATCATCAACTATAACCGTATGCATGTTTCCAATTTCATCTGTTATAATTGCAGTATTTGACATTGTTGCATCAGCATATCTTTTTAATGCTTCTTCACTATCAAAATATGCTGTAGATATTCCACTTACATTATCTATTATCATGTATGCATTTTCATTTAATTGTTTTGTAGTTAAATTATTCTGTTCAGCAAAATCAGCATCATAAAGCGCCATTCTTTGCAATGAAACTTTTTGAGTATTAGCATATAATTCAACTGCTCTTTCTCTCTCATTCAACATTTGTTTATATTCATCAGTATATTGTCCATGCTCTTTAGCACTATCCCTCAATGCTTGTATTTCTTCGAGTTTAGAATTTTTAATATTATCTACTGTTTTTTTATTATATTCCAAACTGCCTTCTATCGCTTCTCCATATATTATCTTTTGCTCATCATTATATTTTTGAGTTATCTCTAATAAATCATCATAATTAGTTTGTTGAGTACTAACTATAAAATTATGGTTTTCATTTAAATATTCACTAAATTCTTTATTGAATCCATCCCAATCAATATTAGTAACTTGATTCCCCATTTCATCTACAGTATTTGTTGTATACTTTTTAATCATTTCAAGGCCTTTTAATTCAAGCCCCTCTATCTCCGAATAAATTCCACTCATAGCATTTTTAAAATCTTCTACTGTTTTATTTATCTGTTCTTGACTAAATCCTTTCTCATTCATTCCTGCAGTTAATGTAGCTATTTGGCTGTCTATATTCCCAGCTCCTATAGTATCTTTAATTAAAGTTGCTACTTGTTCATCTTTTGTTTGTTGCCCTATCTCTGTGCTATTTAATATTTCATAAATTTGATCTTGGTACCCTTTTAAAGTTTCAACCCAATTAGCTACATCACCTTCAGCATTATTTAATGCAGTTTTATATTCTTCACTAAACTTCCAGCTATATTCTTTACCAAAAATTTGAGTCCATATATTTTCATTGCTTCTTAATCTTCCTGTGAACTCTCCTATCTTACCATCTAACTCACTATAAGCCTTTTCACTTTCTTTTATTTCCTTCTGATTATTATATAAAGCTAATCCTAAAGCACCAATCCCAGCTACCGCTAATCCAATTACTCCACCTTTTAAAGTAAGTCCACCTAATGTTTTTTCTAATCCCCCTACTGCACCTTCACTTTGTGCTAATGCTTTTGTAAAACTCCCTAAGCTTTTTGTATCTGAAGCTATTTTTAATAGCCCTCCTATGCCACTTACCCCTTTTCCTAATACTGTTACTAAACTTCCTGTTGCCTTCATAACAGTACCAAAAACCAAAGATAATGCACCAAATTTTGCAATACTTGTTACTATTTCTGGATTCAATTTACTAATAAAATCTGCGACTTTACTTATGCCCTCTGAAACCTCATCCATTAAAGGTAATAAACTCTCTCCTAATTTTATAAGAGAATTTTTTGTTTCATTTATAGCCTTTTTAAACTTATATTCAGATGTATTAGCCATTGTATTAAAAGCTTCATCTGTTAATCCTGCACTATTTGCCATTTCATTTAAAGTACTATTAAAATACTCTCCATCTTTAGAAAGTAATGACATAGCACTTAATCCTGCTTCAGTACTTGACCATAAATTATTAAATGCATCTTCGTTACCTTTACAACTATCCTTTATAATTTTAAGAGCATCATATAATGAATAACCCTCTTTCATCAATTGAGTAAATGATTTAGAAGTTTTTTCTTTTAATATTTTACCAACTTCTGTTCCAGTATCACCAAGTTCTTGAATCATAGCTTTCAATTGTGTTTGAGCTGTAGAAGCAGTCCTCCCTTGCTTAGTTAAACTTGCATATGAAGAAAGTATATTCTCTAAATTAACATTATACGAAGCTCCCATTGTCATTGCTTCCCCCATAGAACTTGCTAATTGTCCAACTGTTGTTACTCCATTTTTCTGTACTAGAAACAACTTATTAGATACATCACCAACTTCATCTACTGACTTTCCATAAATATTCATTACTTGAGTAAGTAAATTGGATGCTGAAGCAATATCTGTAAATCCTCCAACAGCAACTTTATTTACATCTTCAATAAATTTAGTTGATTCACTATATTCTACTCCTGCTGAAATAGCATCATAAAGAGCATCTGTTAAATCAGTAACTGCAACACCAGTATTATTTGATAAATCCATTACTGATTCTTTATAAGTTTTAATACCCTCATTTGAATCATTAACAAGTGTATTTACTTTTGCTAACCCTGTTTCGAAACTTGCTGACATTGTAGCTAAGCCTGCACTAGCCGTTAATATTAATGCACCTGCTTTTTGTGCCTCTTCTCCACAATCTTTTATACTACCCCCAGCACTTTCAAGTGCTTGTCCTGCAGTAACAAACTTTTCTGAAGCTTTAATAAACTTATTCCCCTGTTCTTCAATTGCTTTATTAGTTTGTTCTAATTGTTGCTCTAATTTTAATTGCTCTTGCTTAGTCTTTTCTATTTGAGTTAAATTAGATCTTATTGCATTTTGATTAGAAGAAATAATTTTTTCTTGCTTTTGGTACGCTTTATTAACTTCTTCTAATGCCTCTTTAGATTTTAAGGCTTCTTCTGATTCTTCACCATATGTTTTTACTGCTTCTTTATAAGCTTTATTAGCTTCTTCTTTTTGCCTTGCTAATTCTCCTAATTTCTTTTGATTTTTCTCTAAACTAGTATTATTTTTTGATAATGAAGATTCATATTCAGCAAGTATTTTTTTACTTTGTGATAATGCTTGATTAATACTGCTTTGCTGTTTAGTTAAACTTTGAATATTTTCCCCATAAGTATTAATTTCTTGAGCTGAAGTTTTAACTTCTTGATTTAGTAATTGCATATTCTTTTTCATATCAGCTATATTCTTATTATACTGACTACTATTTACTACATAAGTAACACTTATCTTACCATCTCCAGCCATATTCCCCTCCTGCTAAATCATATTAAAGAAATCACGTATATCATTAACTTCTTCTACTGTTTCCTCTTTGTCATCAACTATATTAGTATTATAAACACCAAAGTTATTTCTAAAATCAATATTAATCCTATTAACTCTTTCTTTTATTTGAGCTGCAGTTGAATTTAAAAATTCATCAAGTGATATTTTTAATTTATCAATAGCCATAACATAGAAGTAATTAAACCAATCCTCGAATACATCATAAGCATATAGTTTTTCTTCTTTTTTATCTTCATTAGACTTATCTTTACTTTTTTCAAACTTATCTATATAAACTAACGATTGCACCATAACTGTTTGCATTATATATAAAATATCTTTTTTCATATTAATATCTAAATATTTTATATTTTCTATAATTTCATCTAAAGATATATTCCCATCCATTGATGAATGTATTAATAATATAAAGTATCCATCTTCAAACTCTTTATCTAACTTTTCTAAGAGTTGAAGTGGGGTTATTGATTCTATTTTTAACTTTTTACATAT